TTAAGAGAATCATTGCTGACTACGCTCCAGAAGATTACAGTTACCAGCCTACTAGCGGTAATCGTACAGCCCGTAAATCTGACTACGATATGGTCAATATCATTCCCGTATCAGATCCAAACGCAGCAACCATGAGCCAAAAGGTAGTTCAGTATCAAGCTGCCCTACAGTTATGCCAGACAGCTCCCCAGCTTTACAACCTTCCTTACTTACATCGTCAGATGTTAGAAGTCATCGGCATTAAGAACCTAGAGAAGTTGGTTCCATTGCCAGAAGACATGAAGCCTACAGATCCAGTAACGGAAAACGTCAACGCCTTAAAGAACAAACCATTAAAAGCCTTCATTGGTCAAGACCATCAAGCCCATATTCAGATTCATATGGCTGCTATGAATGATCCAAAGATCAAACAAACTATTGGTCAAAACCCACAAGCTCCTATGATGATTCAAGCGATGCAAGCTCACATTACTGAACACGTTGGTCTTGAATATATGCGACAAATGCAGATGCAAATGGGCATTAACATTCCGTATTCTGATGACGATGATCCAGATGTTCACATGACTCCAGAACAAGAAATGCAAATTGCTCGTCTGGCTGTCCCAGCTGCTCAAAATCTATTGCAACAGAACCAGACTGCGGTGGCTGCACAACAGGCACAGCAAGCTGCTCAAGATCCTATTGTTCAGATGCAGATGAAAGAATTACAGCTTAAAGCACAGGAAATCGACATTAAGCAGAAGAAACTGGCTATGGATGCAGCTGGTAAAGCTGATCAAATTGAAATTGAAAAAATGCGTATTGCAGCGCAAAAAGAAATTGCTGGTATGCAAGTGGGAGCAAAAACTGCTTCTGATAAAGCCAACCTTGCTGCTAAACAAGAATTAGAAGGAATGAAATTAGGTCATCAAATAGGAAGTAATAAAGCCCAGATGAATCAACAACGCCAGTCAGAGAAGCTCAAAATCTTAGCTGAAATGGCAAAAACCCAGGCTCAAAAAACCAAAAAGGAAATTGAATGAAGGAAAAAATACTAGATCATCTCCTCAAACAGGTAGATGTGAGAGTAAGGGACTTGGAAGAGTCCCTTGGTACTGGTGTAGCCAAAGACTACGCTGACTACCAAAAGACTTGCGGACAGATAACGGGTCTTCTGTCTGTAAGGATGTACATTTCAGACCTTAAAAAGAACTTGGAGAATTTTGATGAGTGAAATACTAATCGGCTCAAACCCCGATGATGTGAGTAACGTAACGACTTTGCCTCAAACAGGTGAAGAAAAAGCAAGACAATTACCCATGCCACAAGGCTATCGTATGCTTGTTGGTATTCCTGATGCTGAAAAAGAACACGCTGGTGGAATCCTCAAAGCGGATGCCACACTGCAAATGGAAGAAGTGCTTTCCACCGTCTTTTTTGTTATCAAAATGGGACCTGATTGCTACAAAGATGAAAAAAGGTTTCCTACTGGTCCTTGGTGCCAAGAAGGTGACTTTATTCTTGCCAGACCAAACACTGGCACACGCCTAAAGATTCATGGTCGTGAGTTCCGATTAATTAATGACGATTCTGTCGAGGCTGTAGTTGAAGATCCTCGTGGAATTACTCGTGTTTAAGGAGAAAAAACATGGCTGAATTTGAAAAACAAGACTTTTCTTTTTTGGAAAGTGATGATGCAACCCCACCAGAGGTTGAATTAGAGATTGTTGACGATACCCCAGAAGAAGATCGTATTAATGCAGCACCACTTCCTAAAGAAATCGTTGAAGAAATCGACAATGATGACTTAGAAGCCTATTCTAAAGAGGCAAAACAACGCCTTTTGCAGATGAAAAAGCTGATTAACGATGAACGCAGGGCTAAAGAAGCTATCCAGCGTGAAAACGAAGAAGCTGTTCGGGTTGCTAACACCATTATTGAAGAAAACAAACGCCTTAAAGGTCGACTTTCTGATGGCGAAAAGGTGTATGTATCAACAGCTAAAGAAAAAATTGCCTCTGATCTTGATCAAGCAAGACGTGCATACAAAGAGGCTTATGACTCTGGCGATGCAGAGCGTTTAGTAGAAGCTCAAGAGCGTTTAACTGAAATTAAATTTAAAGCTCAAGAGATGGATCGTTATGTTCCACAATATGACGAAAATACTTTACAATCTTCTGAAGTTGATGTACAAATACCTCAACAGCAGAGCCAACCAACACGACTGGACTCAAAAACCCAAGCGTGGCTTGATAAAAACAAGTGGTACGGCACTGACGATGACATGAGTTTTCTCGCTATGGGAATCCATAAGCGGCTGGAACGTGAGGGAGTCCCGACAGGCTCCGATCATTACTGGAACGCTATAGATACCGAAATGAGAAGACGTTTCCCAGAGAAATTTGGGGAAGAAGCAGGAACCAAATCTCCTGCTACAACTCGTAAAAGCACGGTGGTTGCTCCAGCAACGAGGTCAACGTCTTCAAAAAAGATCACATTAAACACCCGTCAAATGGAACTGGCTAAGAAATTCAAAATTACGCCAGAGCAATATTACAACGAACTAGTTAAAACGGAGTCCCAAAATGGCTAATAACAATCGTACCCCCCGTGAAATTGAAACAAGACAACAAGAGGCTCGCCCTATGGCGTGGAAACCCCCTGAGTTGTTACCTGAACCAGACAAGCAAGCAGGTTATGCTTATCGCTGGGTTAGGGTTTCGATGCTTAACAACGCTGACCCTCGCAACTTATCTTCCAAACTAAGAGAAGGCTGGGAAGCAGTCAGAGCTGAAGAGCAACCGAAATATGGAATGTTGACCGATCCAGATAGTCGATACAAAGACAATATCGAAATCGGTGGTTTACTGTTATGCAAAATTCCTGAGGAATTTGTGAAGGCAAGGATGGATTATGAGAACAACCAAACCCAAGCAAATGCAGAAGCAGTAGACAATAGTTTTTTACGGCAAAGCGATTCTCGTATGCCTCTGTTCCAAGAACGGAAGTCTACAGTGTCCTTTGGTAAAGGTTCTTAACTTATTAGGAGATTTATATGGCTTATCCTACAGTAGCAGCCCCTTACGGGCTAAAGCCAGTTAACCTTATTGGTGGTCGTGTATTTGCGGGTTCTACCCGTATGTTCCCTATCACCAACGGTTACAGTACTAGCTTGTTCAACGGTGACGTTGTAGCAATTGGTACTGGTGCAAACATTGGTAACTTAGTATCTTCAACATTGGCATACAATGCTTCTTCTGCTGTTAACGGCACAATTGGCGTGTTTGTTGGTTGCGAGTATTCAACAACTGGTGGTCCAATCTACGGTAAAAATCGTTATCAGTTCTGGCAAGCTTCTACAACAGCTCCAGATGCTATTGGTTATGTTGTTGATGATCCTCAAGCTGTTTTCCAAGCAGTTTGTTTGTCTAACCCAGCTGGTACTGGTGGTTCTACAACCATTCAATACCTAAACCCAGCTTTCGTTGGTTCTAATGCTTATTACATTGGTGCTGCTGCTGGTAACACTGGTTCGACAACTACTGGCGATTCATCTGCTGGTATTGCAATCTCTGCTGCTGCCACAAGCACATCAGCGATTACACCTTTGACTACATCGGCTCCTTTCCGTATCGTAGGCGTTGTACCTGCTTCAGCTGTTACAGTGACCCAAAATGCTACATCTTCTAGCACAACGATCACTTTATCTGCTGCTAACACTGCAATCCTCCCAGGTATGGTTATTTCTGGTCCTGGCATTACTGCTGGTTCCAATACCTATGTAACAACTGTAAACGGCACAACTGTAACTATCAACACAGCTGTAACAACAGCTCAGTCGACAAATGCACAGTTTTCTTTCACTGGCTACCCAGAAGCATTAGTAACTTGGAACTTCGGTTACCACAGCTACTTCAATGCCACTGGTGTTTAATTAAGGAGCATTTAAATGGCTATTTCTCGTGCACAACTACTAAAAGAGCTATTACCTGGATTAAACGCCCTGTTTGGTCTTGAGTATGCTCGTTACGGTGAAGAACACAAAGAGATCTATGAAATCGAGACCTCTGAGCGTTCTTTTGAAGAAGAAACAAAACTGTCAGGCTTCTCAGCTGCTCCAGTCAAAAACGAAGGCCAAGCCATCGCTTATGACAACGGACAAGAAGCATGGACAGCTCGTTACAACCATGAAACTATCGCTTTGGGCTTCAGTTTGACTGAAGAGGCAATCGAAGATAACTTGTATGACTCGTTATCTGGTCGCTATACCAAGGCTTTGGCTCGTGCTATGGCTTACACCAAACAGGTTAAAGCTGCTGCTGTATTGAATAACGGTTTTAATAGCCAGTTCACCTATGGTGACGGTCAGCCTTTGTTCTCTACTGCACATCCTTTGATTTCTGGTGGTACTAACGCCAACACTCCATCTACTCCTGCTGACTTGAACGAAACTGCGCTGGAAAACGCTGTTATTCAAATCGCTGCTTGGACAGATGAACGTGGTCTGTTGATCGCTGCAAAACCGAAGAAGTTGATTATTCCACCTGCATTACAGTTCGTTGCAACTCGTTTGCTTGAAACTGAATTGCGTGTTGGTACAAACAACAACGACATCAATGCAATTAAGAACAATGGTGCAGTTCCAGAAGGTTACGCAATTAACCACTTCTTGACCGCAACCAACGCATGGTTCTTGACCACTGATGTTCCAAACGGTTTGAAGATGTTTGTTCGTACACCACTCCAGAACTCTATGGATGGCGACTTCGATACTGGTAACGTAAGATACAAGTCTCGTGAGCGTTATTCCTTTGGTGTTTCTGATCCATTAGGTGTTTACGGTTCATACTAAACTCTCGTGAGGAGTTTGATCCCCAGCCTAAAAAACTGGGGATTTTTTTTGAAAAAAGATTGCACAAACTGTATAAAGTAGTAAACTTGTTATATCTGGGTGATTCACTTATGCCACCACTGCCCCAGCAGACGATGCAAAGATCGGCATAAGTACTTTTGCATAAGGAGCCTATTATGGGTCGCAGTACATTTGATGGTCCGATTTTATCGGGTGATAATCGTTTTGGTCCACAACGTGACGTTGGTCCAGTCTTATTGGCTCAACAAGCCTTTTTAGATTTTGCTGTGACCTCCGCAGGTCAAGCTAATTATGGTGGCGGTTCTGGTGTATTTGTTACTTCTGACAATATTCCTAACCAAGCAGCAACTATTTGGAATCCACAGTCTGGTGCTTATAGCACTAATGGTCCTACTGTTGCTACTGCTCCTACAGCAGATGCTTCTGGAACTATTTATCGTGGAGTATCATTTTTGATTCCACAAGGCTCAAACATTACTGATGTAATCATTGACGTTGGCACATTGCCAACTGACGGTTCAGTAACTGCTAACTCTATTCAACCATACGTTTCTAACAAATTTGCTACTGCTACAGGTGTGTATGCAACGATGGCTGCTATTACTTCAGCAACTCGTGGCACTGCAACATTTGTAGGCACACAGTTAGATTACGCTTATGGCACATTACAAGACGTTCAAAATATTCAACCTGGTCAACAGCCTACATGGTTTAGCCAAGTTGTTGTGACATTGAAGATTACTAATACCAGTTTGACAACACCTACATCTGGTCAAATTGCTGTTACATTGAAATATGCACAACAGGATATGAACATTGGTAATGCGACAACTTACCCATATGGTAACTTTGACTAATTAATCCTCTTGGGGGGTATAAAATCCCCCCTCTTTTAAAACTTAGGAGATTAATATGGCACAAAGCCCAAATGGAATACCAAGTACCAATAATTCGGTGCAGTCTATAACTCGTCAAGCAAAATACGAGCCATTTGATTTGCAGGTTTGTCGTGGCCAAATTACTGGACATCAGGCTGTAAGCATTTTTGGATATCAATCTGCAGTTGGAAATACTGCAATCCCTGTTTGGGAAAATGCAAGTACTTATACTTATCCAACATCAGCTAGCACATTAACTGTTGTAAGTGGTTCTACGTCAGATGTAGCCCCTGCAGCCGTTTTAGTTAGTGGTTTAGACTCAAACTTTAATCAAATTTCTGAAATTGTTGTTTTAAACGGAACTACTGGTGTTACGACAAATAACAGTTATTTCCGTGTTAATAGTTTACTAATGGTTGGTGTTGCATCAGGTCAAACGTCTAATGCTGGAGCTATTACAGCTAAACAGTCTAGCAACACACTTGCACAAATTAATACAGGAATTGGTAAATCACAAAGTACTATTTACACTGTTCCAGCAGGATATACATTTTATTTAGATTTGGCGGAAGTAAATACTTCAAACAGCTATACATCTTCAAACATTGTTACCTACAAAGTGCAAGCTAAAAATAATGCAACTGGCGTGACGTTGGCTGTTTTGCAACAACCTTTTGTTTCTATATATACAGCCAATAGAGCTTCTGGACCATTTGCTTATGCAGAAAAAACAGATGTTCAATGGCAACTTGTAACTAGTACGGCTACGACTATTGCTGCTGGAGTCATTATTGCTGGCAAGTTAATTTCTAACGGTAGTTAATCATGCCTAAAACAGCTGCTTGGCAACGCAAAGAGGGCAAAAGTCCTACTGGCGGTTTAAATCCCAAGGGCAGAGCTTCTTATAATAAAGAGCATGGTGCTCATTTAAAAGCACCACAGCCAGAAGGTGGTAGCCGTAAAAAGTCTTTCTGTGCTCGCATGGAAGGCATGAAAAAACGATTAACCAGTTCGGAAACAGCCCATAATCCAAATAGTCGAATTAATAAATCTTTGAGAAAATGGAAATGTTAAATGTCCATATTCGAGATATTAACTGTAGTAGCATATGTTTTAGGTGCTATCGTGAGCTTTGTGCTTAAAGAGAAAGCTGATGAGCTTGCACGTCAAGGCATCCTTTTGAATAAGACTCGTGAGGAAATAGCTCGTGATTACATTACTAAAATCGAAGTTCGCAGCGATATGGACCAAATTATTAACCGCTTTGACAGAATTGAAGCAAAGCTTGACAGGTTTATTGAAGGACATAAATAATGCCAAGTAAGTCCAAACGACAGCATGATTTTATGGAGGCAGTAGCCCACAACAAGGCTTTTGCCAAAAAAGTAGGAGTTCCTCAATCGGTAGGTGAGGATTTTGCAAAAGCCGATAAAGGCAAACATTTTAAAAAAGGTGGAATTAACATGGCAACAAAAAAACGTAGTGTAAACCCAGCGATGGCTATGATGGCAGCTCGTGCCATGCCAACTCCAGCTGCTGCTCCAATGGCACCTCCAGCAGGTCCTATGGCTGGTGGCATGAAACATGGTGGCTTGTCTAAAGAGCATCATAAACATTTAGCTCATCACCATTTAGCGATGGCTGAACACCATATGAAAGAGCATGAAGGTCATCACACTAAAAAGATGGCTAAAGGTGGTCATGCTCATGCTGAAAAAGAACATGAAATGCACCAGGCTAAAGAACTTCGTAAACTTGCTAAAGAAGAAGAGCACGAAGCAGCTGGTATGCGTCATGGTGGCAAAGCCCATATGAAGAAATATGCAATGGGTGGTGCTATTAAACGTGAAGCCAGCACAGAGCCTCGTGGTCATATGAAAGAAAAAGAGACTATGGGTCCTCGTGGCATGAAGCATGATGTTGAAGCTGGTTCTAACAAACTTGGTCGTTTTGGCGAATCAAAAGTTCAAAAACGTGGTCATACTGAAGATCGCAAACCAAAGATGCATAACGATGGTGACAACACTATTGGCACATCTGGTTCTATTTCTGGTAAAAAACATGGTGGTCATATTAAGAAAATGGCTCATGGTGGTTCTACATCTAGCCGTGCTGATGGCATTGCTAAACGTGGTCATACAAAAACCAAATACTGTTAATTAGGAGAAATCTATGTCACACGGACACAAAAAACATCACGAACATATTGAGCATCATTTGAAAGAACATGATGGTGGTCATGCTCATGGCGGTCATATCCACAAACATCACGCTCACGAAAAGCATTTAAAAGAGCATGATGGCGGTATGCATGGTCACAAACATCACCACGAGCACGTTGAAGCAATGTGCGGTGGCGGTCACGCTCATAAGTAATGAGAGCCAGCCGAGGGATGGGAGCAGTTAACCCATCTAAGATGCCACGCAAAAAGATTATCCAGAGAAAGGATAATCCTGATGCTGTTGAGTTTTATGCCAAAGGTGGGCAAGTTTGGGATAAACCAAGACCAAAAGACCTTGGGAAACCAAAGAAATTGTCTTCAGCTAAAAAAGCTAGTGCGAAAGCGATGGCAAAGGCAGCTGGTAGACCTTATCATAATTTAGTCGATAACATGAGAGCTGCAAGGAAGAAAAAATGAGTTTATTTGATCGAGTTATAAATTACGTCAAGAGTGCTGGTCATGCAGTGGAAGGTGAAGAGCACAAATTGTTAAACGAATTTGCTGCGTATTTGGCAAGTGAAAAAGTAGCTTTGGGATTCTCAGATTCCCCAGTGGTAACATCTTTTGCTGCTTCTTTAGTTCCAGCACAAGAACCTGTACAAGTTGCTCCCGTAGCTGAAGCATCTCCTGCTGTTGAAGCTGCTCCTGTAGAAGCACCAGCCAGCGTAACTATCAATGTTGAAGAACCAGCATCTGCAACCGTTGAAGTTACTGCTCCCGTTGATCCAGAACAAAATGTTGCGAGTTAATCATGGCAGAAAAATGGATTCAACACGCTATCAAAAAAGCTGGTGCGTTGCGTAAGGCTTTGGGAGTAAAAGAAGGACATACTATTCCTGAGAAAAAACTGGCTGCTGCTGCTAAAAAACCTGGCAAGCTAGGTCAACGTGCTCGTTTAGCAGAAACTCTTAAAGGCTTTAAGCATAAATAATGGCTACTTCAGGGACATCCGTATTTGACCTAAACATGAACGATCTCATTGAAGAGGCGTTTGAGAGGTGCGGTGTCGAACTTAGAACTGGTTATGATTTTAGGACAGCTAGACGGTCTTTAAATCTTTTAACCGTTGAATGGGCAAATCGTGGAATTAACCTTTGGACTATCCAAGAAGGTCAAATTCCTATGGTTACTGGACAGATTACCTACCCTTTGCCAATAGATACCATCGACTTATTGAGCCAAGTTATCCGAACTGGTACTTTGCAAAACCAGATAGATATTAATATTAGTCGCATTTCCGAGGACACCTACTCGACTTTGCCTAATAAATTGGCTCAAGGAAGACCTATTCAAGTATGGATTAACCGCCAGTCTGGACAAAACAATCCTACCAATTACACCTTATACGGTAATGGATCAACCACTGGTATTAGTGCTACCGACACTACTATTCAGTTAAATCAATCTGACTTAACAGGTTTAGCAGCCACTGGCTACATCCAGATAGACAATGAGATTATTTACTACCCAAATGTCTCTACAACGGCTCCACAGATGTTAAATTGCTATCGTGGTCAGAATGGTACTACCCCAGCTGCTCATGCGACTGGAGCTTCGATTAGCGTGGTCAATCTGCCATGTATTAACGTCTGGCCCACTCCAAACTCTCCAGGCAGCCAATACACATTCGTCTACTGGCGTATGCGTAGGATTCAGGATGCTGGCACTGGTATTAATACCAATGACATTCCATTTAGATTCATCCCATGCATGGTGGCTGGACTAGCGTTTTACTTGTCTTCCAAAATCCCTGGGGTAGATCCTAATCGTATTCCAATGCTCAAAGCTGAGTACATGGAACAATGGGATTTAGCTTCCCAAGAAGATAGGGAAAAAGCAGCTATTCGTTTTGTTCCTAGGATGTCTTTTTACGGAGGTCATGGAAGATAATGCCTACCCCTGAAGAACAAAAAGCTATAGATGAAGCTTCTAAAATGGCTCAAGAACACAGAGCTAAAGTAGATGCTGAACGTGATCGTACCTATGCTGAAAGATTAAAGGACATGGGGTATTACGATAAAACACCTAAAGGCAGTTCTCCTAAAGTCGGTGGCGGTGCTGGTTATGTTCCAGGATCTAATAATCCATTTAACCCAGACAGTCCATTAAACCGCAAAAAAGGCGGTGTTATTCGAGGTCATGGCATAGAAAGAAAAGGTCGTACAAAAGGTAGGTTCATCTAATGCCAAATAAGTATTCATCTGGCAAATGGGCAATAGCACAATGTGATCGTTGTGGTTTTCGATATATGCTCAAAGAGCTTAGAAAAGAAGTTATCAAGACCAAGCTTTACAACATTAAAGTATGTCCTGAGTGCTGGGATCCAGATCAGCCACAGTTAAGTCTTGGACTTTATCCTGTGAATGATCCACAAGCTGTACGGGAGCCACGCCCAGATGTGAGTTATCAAGTTGGTGGAACGTATGGATTAATGACTAATCCTTATGATCCAAATGTGAATAACATCGATAATCAAGGTTATTCAACAGACGGTAGTAGACAGATTCAATGGGGATGGAACCCAGTGGGTGGAGCGAGTTATTTTGACAGTTATTTAACGCCAAATTCCTTGCTTCCTGTTATAACAATCGGTACAGTAACCATTACAACAACTTAGGAGTTTAAAATGGACAAGAAGCAAGTAACTAAGATTGCAGATAAAGAAGCAAAAAAAGAAGTTCATAAACATGAACATCATATGCACCCAGGTATGAAGCCTACTAAAATGGCTAAAGGTGGAGTAACTGGTAAAGCTATGAAAGCGGTAGGTCGCAACATGGCTCGTGCAATGAACCAAAAATCTTCTGGAAGAGGTCGTTAATATGGCATACGATAAATCAGTAAAAGCAACCAAAAAGAATAGCCCAGCTGTTCATACTGGTCATGCTAAAAATGACAAACCAGCCTCTGACTATGCTGCTCCGCATACTATGTCTGGCAAAAAATACACAGTAGAGAGCTTCCAAGCGATGGAAGATGCTATTCCTTACTCTACGACTAAATCTGTAAAAGATGCAGATCTGCGTGATCCTATTCCTAACGGTGTTAGTTATGGCACAACTAAAGAGCCTAAAACTTCTGGCATTGAAATGCGTGGAGCTGGTGCAGCTACTAAAGGTCGTATGTCTAGAGGTCCGATGGCTTAAGGGTTAACCCTATGAATTACGAACAGTTATATAACAATATCCAGTCTTACGCTGAGAACACCGAACAGTTGTTCGTGGCAAATATTCCAGTCTTTGTAATGGAGGCTGAAGAGCGTATATATAACTCAGTTCAATTACCATCGTTGCGCAAAAATGTTATTGGAACCATGACATCTGGAAATAGTTATTTGTCTTGTCCTATAGATTATTTATCAACATATTCGTTGGCTGTAATTGATTCATCAGGTAATTACAGTTATCTATTAAACAAAGACGTTAACTTTATTAGACAGTCTTATCCAAATCCAACAAGTACTGGTATGCCTCAGTATTACGCACTTTTTGGTACGCAATACAACAATAATAATGAGCTATCTTTTATTTTAGGTCCAACACCAGATACAAACTACAGCGCTGAATTACATTATTTTTATTACCCACCAACCATTGTTCAAGGTCAAATATCACTCCTTGGAAACATTACAGGTGGTTCTTTATATACCAATGGTATATACCAAAACGTATCTTTAACAGGAGGTTCAGGTGCTAATGCAACTGCTGATATCCTTGTTGCCTCAGGTGCAGTGGTCTCCTGCAACCTTAAGTTTGGCGGTAATTTTTATGTTGCTGGAGATATATTGTCTTGTTCTTCTTTGGGGTCTACTGGTAGCGGTTTTTCAGTCCCAGTAAATGCGGTTTCAAACGCAACTGGCACTAGTTGGTTAGGTGATAACTATGACCCAGTATTGTTTTATGGCGCTATGCGTGAAGCTATGATCTTCATGAAAGGTGAGCAGGATATGGTTGCTTACTATGAAAAAATGTATGAAGAAGCTCTTGCCCAGCTTAATCGTCTTGGAACTGGTCTTGAACGTGGTGATGCTTATCGTAACGGTCAAGCTCGTATTATGGTGAAACAATGATCGTTCAAGGATCTTGTAACGTATTTTCTCAGAACCTGTTAAATGGTAATGAAAACTTTACAACTGGTACTTATTACATTGCCCTGTATAACGCCAATGCCAATTTAAACCCTACGACTGCTGCTTACACCAGTGTGAACGAAGTAACTGGAAATGGTTATACGGCTGGTGGTATTCCTTTGGTTATTTCAACGGCTCCCACAATTAACCAGCAATATAACACCACTTATGTGTCTTTTGCTAACGCTGTTTGGAGTCCAGCATCGTTTACTTGTAGGGGTGCTTTGGTCTACAATTACATAACAAAAGCAGCTTGTTTTGTATTAAATTTTGGGTCTGATAAGACTTGTAATAGTAGCTTTACAGTGCAGTTCCCAGCAGCGACTTATTCGTCTGCTATTTTGACAATCAGTAGCTATACGGCTGCTAATGTAGTAAGTTCTGGAGATTAATTATGCATAAAGAATTTGGAAGCTGTGGCGATAGCGCTGTAGCAACATTACAAGCCAATGCTGGCACAAACGAAACTATGGGTATTGAAGGTTATTGGCACGTTGAGTGCCGTGATGCTCAAGGTAATTTAAAGTGGAATGAAGAGTTCCCTAACCTAGTCGTAGCCGTAGGCAAACAGTTAATGCTCGATACCTTATTAAAAGGTAGCTCTTACAGTGTTACTGGTCCTTACCTTGGTTTGACTAATGCTTCATTGACTCCAGCCGCAACAGACGTAATGAGCACTATTGTGCCTAGCAAAGAATTTACTGCTTACACTGTTAGCGGTTCTGCAGTGCGTGGTACAGCCGTGTTTGCTTCTTCTACTTCTACTGGCTCTACACCGTCAAACGTAACGTCTTCAACTGCATCTGCAATTACTTACACCATTACTGGTGCTGGCGGTACTGTTTATGGTTGCTTCTTAGTATTGGGTTCTGGCGCATCAAGCACACAGAGTAATACTGGTGGAACTTTGTATTCTGAAGGAAACTTTAGCGTAGCAAAAACTACAACTGCAGGTGATACTGTCAGTGTTACGTATTCGACCACCGCCACTTCGTAAGTTATTGTTTTTTAACAGTTTTTAGGAGCAGTATATGGCATTAGTCCTGAATGATCGTGTCAGAGAAACTACGGCAGTTACGGGTACTGGATCGGCTACGCTACTTGGCGCTGTTACGGGGTATCAAAGTTTTTCAACGATTGGCAACGGTAACACCACATACTACACAATCGCTGACCAAGGTGGCCCAAATTGGGAAGTAGGTCTTGGAACTTACTCAAGCGGAACTCTTGCTCGTACTACTGTTCTTTCTTCATCTAACTCTGGCTCTTTAGTTAACTTTACTGCTGGTACTAAAGATGTATTTGTAACCCAGCCTTCTGAAAAAGCAGTTTATTTGGATGGAAGCGGCAACATCACGCCTTCTTCTGTAGGCCCTTTAACAGTATCTTCGTTAACAGATTCTGGTTTAACTTCTGGTCGTGTAACCTATGCGGGAACAGCAGGTCTTCTACAAGACTCAGCTAATCTTACGTTTAATGGAACAATTTTAACTGCAAATACACTTAACTTAACCAATGCACTTACTACCGCCTATGGCGGTACTGGATTAACTTCATTTACTGCTGGTGATTTACCATATTACAGTACAGGCACTGCATTATCTAAATTAGCAATTGGTACTAATGGCTATATTTTGCAGTCCAATGGTT